CATGCACAGGCGGTTATGCTTTCGCGTTTTTCAAGTTCAGGTTTAAAAATATTATATGGGCATTACTTCTTATTGGGATTATGATTCCGCGCATATCAATAATAATACCTGTTTATGTTATTATAAAAAAATTACATTTATCTGGTACATTGACCGCAACAATACTCCCAATACTTTTTTCACCTGTTAGTTTATATTTAGCACGCACGTATTTTGAAACAATCCCTCAATCATTATTAGAATCAGCACGCATAGACGGTGCAACTGAATTCCAAGTATTGAGTAAAATAGTATTCCCAATATCAATCCCAATAATAACCGCACTATCCATTTTTGCATCGGTAGGGGCATTGCAAGATTATATTTGGCAAGCATTAGTTTTACAGGATCCAAATAAACAAACTTTATTAGTCGGGCTTATGCGATATTCAATGGAACGTGGAGGAGGAGATTTGGCATTAAATCCAATAGGACGTGGATTAGCAGTAGGCGCGGTATTATTATTACCATTGCTTGTTATATTTTTGTTAGCTAACAAGTACTTTGTTAGTTCAATCGGCGGGGCGGTCAAAGAATAAGGAAGGAAATGAATATGGAAAAAGAAAAGTTTTTTGTTATTGCTATAGATGAGGATACGCAAGTAATGAAAATTGTTTCCCCTATGAGCGAGGAATATGAGGAAGCGCAAATATGGTACAATCGCCTTTTAGAAAATCCGCGTGGATTCATAAACCCGAAAATAGCACAAACTATTTATGGGTGAAATATCGTCTACAACGCACGCAAACGCGGTTAGACACGTAATTATACGTTTTCCTGTAGAAAACCTCGTGTTGACCCAGGAAACCGCCATTGCGAGCGTTTTAAAGGGGTTATTTTATGCAGTTTAGTGGCGTAGACGTAAAAAGGGCGGATTTGGAGCGTTTAATCGAGGTTGGGCAGGCAATTTGCGATGATAAAAACCTGGCAACTCCATTTCGAGTTTCTGGGCATAATATCGCATGCGCTGGTATTCGTGCATTAGAATTATATAATGTTTACAAAAAGTATCATAAAGGAGCAAAGAAATGACGGCAGCAATTATTATTGCAAGAGGTGGAAGCAAACGACTTCCCAGGAAAAATGTTAAGGAATTTTGTGGGTTGCCATTGGTGGCGTGGGCAATCATTCAAGCAAAAACTTCAATACTAATAGATGATGTTTTTGTATCGACCGATGATAATGAGATAATGAATATCGCACGAGAATATGGCGCGCATGTTATAGTTCGCCCAGATTGGCCAGACGCCGATCAAGCCGCAGGAAATCGCCCATTCCTTCACGCGATAAAAGAAATATATAAAATGTATGGCGATGATTTTAATGAAGTGTTGACGATACTCCCTACCACTCCATTGAATCTTCCAGGCGATTTTGATTCTGCTATAAAAATATATCGGAATCATGGATGCGATAGGGTAAGCCCACTTATACCAAGGCGCGAAGCGGTTCTATATAAGAAAATGTCACCCACAAAAGCACGGTTCGATATATTCAAAAAGAATTACTATTATTTGGGTGAAGGCGGTGGATGGGTTGTTACGTCACCAAAATGGTATATGACGTATGCGAGTGAAATGTCCGATTTGGATGCTGATTTAAATAATATGGATAATTGGACATGCCGTGAAACTTCATATTGGGAACAGCAGTATTGGCAGTATGCAGATGTGGATACGCTTGAGGAGTTTGAATTTGCGGAAGTGGTAATGGAACATTTTATTTTGAAGGGCAGAGGCGCGGAAGTATATTTTGATTACTTGAAAACAAATAAAAAGTTTATTGGTTCGGTATCAATACCAGAATCATTTGGGAATAGTGCGCAAACTTTTGGGGGCGACTAGTGAATGATAAAGTACAGATGAAAACAATAGTTTACCCTGTACTAATCGATGTAGACAATCCATTGCCAGAAATATTTGCCGGGTTTGTTGCGATAATAAATTATTACAAACCTAAATATGGATTGACTAAAATAGGCGATGCTTTGTCATGCGCGGAAATAATGCTTGCCGGTATGATTGATGATGTAATAGAGGAAGAAGGGGAAACAATAGAATGAATGAAAAAGTAGTAGTGCCACTTGGAGTTGGAACAGAATCGGCAATAACAGTTAATTCTACACAATACAATGAGGCCACATTGCAAAAACAATTAATCCATGAAGAATTGAATAGCACAATGAATTGGCATGGGCTTGTTGAAAGAATTAATAACAAAACGGCGCGGGATGTTTCCTTTGAACCAAAAGTAAATAAAATTCCTGCCTTTGTTATTGGTTCTGGTCCATCGCTCGACCATTCAATAAAGTTTTTAAAAGATTGGAAAGGAGGAATATTTTGCACGACTTCTCACGCATTGACTTTAATGCGTCATGGGATTGAACCAACTCATATTATCGCGCTCGATCCTTTTTCCACATGGGAAGAAATAGAAGGCGTGGATTGGTCAAAAACAAAAACAAAACTAATCGCGCAACCAGGAGCATGGCCAACGCTCATAGAAAATTGGCCTAATGAAATATTACTTTTTATTCAAACATTGGGCAATCCTGATTCTTGGTATTTAAGACACCAGAAAATAATGTACACGCATAGAGTGGACCAAGGAAAAGGAATCCGTGATCCATTATTTACATTTTATATTCCAACAGAAATTACCGTTTTTGCTTGCTCACCGCCAGTTCAAATGTTTATGGCCGATATGCTTGGCTATGGAAATATATTCCTTGCGGGCGTGGATTTCGCGTACAGTGAAAAATTGGACAGGTTTACAAGTTATACAGTAAAGAAAAATGAAAATGATTTAATAGAATGGGAAGAACACGTCCATCCATTCGTCTATAATGATAAAATGATAAAAACTAAAAATGGTTTGTGGTCGGATACAATTCATATTTATTATAAAAAGAACATGATTTCTGCTTGGCGTCTTTCTAATCAAACCGTATACACAACCGATCATGGTTCAATAACGGAAATCCCTTTTATGGATATTGAAAAGGTTTTAAAGCATCAAGGCGTAGGCGATTATTTCCCGGCGCAAAGTAAACAATTTATAGCACATGCCGCAGAAACGTATCTTGCTGGTGTCGGCGCATTTATAATCGAAACAAAAATGGGTGTTGCTTTTGTTGAATCAATGGTGCCATGGCTCGATCTCGTTGACCATATGCTAAAAATGCAGAATCAATTTTATTGTTCCAATTGCAGAGTAAATGTGGTTGCCAATGATTTTGAAGATCATACCGGCGAAACATGCGAGCAATGCAAGAATGGGAAGCTTACACATGCCCACGATATTAATATTCAAGAGAACGTAAAAAGAATAAAGTTTTTGTTACAAGCAAATAATATCCATACCACGCAGGAACAATGGGATACAATACCAAATGAAATTGCAAGACAAAAAGTATTAGTAAAACAATATGCAGAATTAAATAAACCAATGCCACTTCAGCAACCGGATGGACATGGTGAATGATTTATTAAGATTTGTTTTATCATCATTTTGGACATGGCTCGGAACAGTTTTATTGATAACGGTAATAGCATCAGGCATTGAAAGAATTATTAATGCAGTTTTATCGGTATGGCAAAAGAAACGCATTTTCGATGAAATAATAAACACGACAAAAGAAATAAAGGAGAAAAGCAAATGAAACCAAGAACAGAAACCACGTGCGTCAATATTCATAAGCAAGACTGCAATTTTTCTTATGAAGGTTGCGGTAAAAATTGTATTGGATATATTAATTCTAATAAACCGCAACCAATCATTCCAAAAGAACCACAATTAAATGAATCAATAGGATTAGGTGGATTACCGAAAGGAAAAAAGAAATGAAAATATATATATCTGGTCCAATATCAGATTCCCCTGATTTTAAAATAAAGTTCAATAAGGCATACGACCATTTAAAAGAATTATATGGTTCAGATATTGCAATAGTAGATCCAACCACGCTTCCCGATCCCGCCCATCTTGTTTGGAAAGAATACATGAAACAGGATATAATACATTTACTCACGTGCGATACCATTTATATGCTGAAAGGTTGGACGAAATCAAAAGGTGCGTTACTTGAATATCATATCGCAGAATCATTATCATTCAATCTTTTATTTGAATGTCCAAATGATTATGTAGACGATACCGCAGATAAAATAACAATGGCAGAATGTTTATAAAGGGGTAAAATATAATGATAATAGATAATCAATATTTTAATGATAGATTTATTGTTCATTTTTATTATGATTTAGAAGTGCATGCATTATATATAAAATTACAAGATAATGAATATATGGAAGTTGATTGCACGCAAGAAGAATATAGAAAATTGCTTTTAACAAAATAAATACATTTCTATGTGAAAACAGCACGCATTTTAACGTCTTTTTATTTTCTTAACAATATGTTATAATCACATTATGGCAACGAAAAAAACTAAAACAATAAAAAAGCCTCTTGGCGCGCCTTCAAAGTATGATCCTAAATACTGCGCGATTGTAAAACAACTTGCATCCAAAGGTTTTATTGACAAAGAAATATGTGATATTTTATTAATCACAGAACCCACATTCATCAAATGGAAAAAAGATTACCCAGAATTATTTAAAGCGCATGCAGATGGTAAAAAAGAACCAATGGAAAGATTGGAAAATGCTTTATTTAATCGCGGTATGGGAATGACTATTGAAGAAAAAATATATGAACCAAAAATGATAAAAGGTAAGAATGGTAAACCAGTAAAATCAAAATACAGAATGGAACTCATACGCAAAACAAAAAAGGAATTGCCACCGAATGAAGGCGCGGCAATGTTATATCTAAAAAATAGATACCCAGATCGATGGCGCGATAAACAGGAAATAGAACATAGTGGAAATATTGGGTATAAAGTTATACCGGATGAAATCGAGGAAAAAGATGAGTGATTCATTAAAAGACGCATTTGATATAATGGATAAACTATTTGAATGTGCAAAAACCACACCACTTGATTCTAGGTATTTAATAGTTCCGCCATTTTTATTTGCACCACGAAAGAAACCAAAATGGTATAAGTTTTATAGTAAGAAAAAGAAATTGCATTGGTTAAAGTTCAAGCGCAGGTTATCATTAGCATTTGAAGGCGTTATGCCTAATACAATCAAATTGCTACAGAATAGTTTTATAAAGGAGTAAACAATGGGTGGACCAGGAAGCGGAAGAAAAAAGGGATCAGGTGGTGGAAAGAGTAAAGCGGCGTCCAAGAAAAAAATGTCAGCGGAAGAAAGGGCCAAACGAGGGCAACAACTACATAATGAGCGACAGAGAAAAGCCGCAAAAAAATCTGGTGTTAATGTCCCATCATTTTTTTCGGCCAAATAGGATAATATGGAAGCAATTGAGGTAAATCTTAAAGGTGCAATAACTCAAAAGATGAATCCTCACTTCCGTTCTCTTGTTAAAGATCGCACGCCCTTACAAATATTAAAGGGCGGCGCGAATAGTTCTAAATCATATTCATATGCACAGAAAATGGTTTATCATGCAATAACAGAAAAGTATTATCGTGGCTTGTTATGCAGGAAAGTAAAAAAAGATGTAAAACATTCTGTCTACGATGCATGTAGAGAAGTTTTACTTGATTGGAACTTAGAAGGATTATTTTCATATAATAACACTGAATCTAATTTAATATGTAAAATAAACGGAAACGATTTATTAGGCGTGGGATTAGACGATGTAAACAAATTAAAATCATTTACTAATCCCACTGCATTTTGGGCAGAAGAAGCCGACCAAATGACACCGGATGATATTAACCAATTATCATTACGCTTACGTGGTCCTGATTATTGTTTCTTTCAAGGTGGAATGACGTTCAATCCTATATCAGCGCAACATTGGATTAAACTAAAATACTTTAATAATGTAATACCAGGAACATTAATACATGAATCTACATATAAACATAATATATTTTTATCGCCTAAAATTATCGCACGTATGGAAGCAATCGATGATCCATATTATAAAAATGTATATGTCCTTGGTAATTGGGGTATATTCAGTAATGGCGTATTCACAAATTATATTATAGAGGAGTTTGATTATACTGAAGACGATTTGGAAGGCGTATTCAATGGATTAGACTTTGGGCATACACACGCGCAAGCATTAGAACGCGCAGGATTTAAAGACGGCGAATTATATGTATTTGATGAACTACACGAGCGTGGGCAAATCAATTCACGATTCATGGAACATGCGGCAGAACATTTCGGCGAGGATGTTTTGCGTTCTATGTATATAACGGCGGATAGCGCGAATCCCGATAAAATAAAAGAATGGCAAGAAGCAGGATACAAAGTTGAAGCCGCAAAGAAAGGCCCAGGATCAGTTCGCTTTGGTGTTGAATATTTAACCGGATTAAGAATACATATACACGCAACCAAATGTTCTAATATCGCAAAAGAAATACAATTATTTAAAAGGCGTGAAGATAAGCACGGAAACGTGACTGAGGATTTCGTAGAAATAAATGATGATGGAATAGCAGCATTGAGATACGGATCAGAATATATTTGGGATAATAGGAATATAACCTATGAGCCACTTGAATATAGCGCGGATGATTTAGGATTATAAGGAGCAAATAAATGAATATACAAAAGACGGATAAAGAAGTATTAACCAAAGAGGATATATTAAATAATATTGAAACATATATCCGTGTAGAAGTTCCCACGCTCGATAATTTGTGGGCATATTATACAGGCCATAATGTTTCTATATTGAAGCGCAAGAAAGTGGATGCGAATAATCCCGATAATAAAATAGTTGTTTCGTATGGTCGTAAAATAGTGAATACATGCGTGGGATATGGCGCCCGCCCTCGTTATATTTCATTACGCCCAAATACGGAACAAGACGCAAGCCTTGAAAACGATTCAGACGCATCCGCAGAAACAATAAAAGAATCATTAACAAAAGAAGAAGCGTATGTAAAGGAATTGCAGAAAACATACAATCTAAATAATGAACATATAAAAACTTCACGTGGTTTCCGTAATTCATGTATATTTGGAATGTCCTATGAAGTGCTTTATATAGATGGAATGATCGATACGGAATCCACGAGTGTAAAAGCAGAACCCAAGTTCTTTGTTGCAGACCCGCGTGAAATAATATTGTTATATGATTATAGCCCTGAACCTAAACCCAAAATGGGCATACGTTTTTATCGCATTACCGATGATACAAAAAAGGTAGAAGTTTATTATGCAGATCGTGTAGAGTTTTATACCATGACTCGCTCATCTAACGATATGAGCCAATGGATATTAACGCCTGATATAATAAAACCGATGGCAGTAAACTTTTATGGTGCTGTTCCAATCGTTCCGTATTATTTCGGCGATGAAATGATGGGTGTAATAAGAACGGTATTGGGTTTAATAGACGCGCTCGATGTTTTGTATAGCGATTCCATGAATGAGTTTGACCGTTTCGCATTTGCATATTTAATTATGAAGAAGTTCGGATTGACCGATCCCGTTAAAATGAAAACGCCTGGCGTATTCTCAAATGCACTTGCCAACTTAAAACGGTCAAGGATTTTCGAGCACGTTCCCGCAGATGCTGATATAAAGTTTTTGACAAAAGATATACCTACTGGGTTTATTCAATTTATGAAAGACGCATTACGGGAACAGATTCACGTCCAGTCCCATGTACCGGATTTCACTTCAGATAAAATGGCAGGCGCAAGTGGCCGGGCTATTAAAAGATTACTATTTGATTTCGAGAATCTTATAAGCAGTACGGATGCGGATTTCGATGTAGGATTAATCGAGCGTATAAGATTAATAACTATTGTATACGCAAGGACAGGAAAGCCGATTGGTACGCCTGATGATTTTACTATTGTGCATAAAAGGAATCTGCCTGATGATACATTAGAAAACGCGCAGGTGGCAAATCAATTAAAGACGGCAGGCATGAGTTCATATTTAGTAACCAGCGCATTGGGAAGCGAATTGTGTCCGGATGTGCAGGCAGAATTAATGAGGCAGCAAAAGGAGGCAGAGGAATTGTTAGAAATGAATCCACTGGGAACTGATATGGGATTGGGTGAAGAAATTACAACTGAAGAAAATATAACAGGGGAGGCATAACATGGGTGGACCAGGATCGGGACGTAGAAAAGGTTCGGCGGGTAATAAAGGCAGGGGTAATACTAAAGTTTTGCGGCAAAAGCAAAAAACGGATATGCTTGAAAGAAAAGCGCGTATAAATAAAGCTGGCGGTTTAGTAAAAGAATCATTCCGAGCAACTAATAAAAAGTTGGGCAGAAAACCAATGGGCAATAATAAATAATGAATAACAAAACAGAAAACAAATTGGTTGAGTTGAAGAAAGACGAAATTGCGGTAAGGGTTGCAAAGAAAGAATTGGCAAATCTTATGTTGGATCAAGACGCAATTAGAAATAAAATAGTGTACAAGACAAATGAGATTACGGAATATGAATCAAGGCTAACGCGCGGTTATATCGCGTTAAGTAAATTATTGGTAGAGGATAAAGGAGAATAACATGGGTGGACCAGGATCAGGAAGGAAAAAGAATAGCGGATCAAATCCAGGTATATTTAAAAATAAACCCAAAACAAGCGGAAAAGTAAAACCACGTGTTGCTAATGCAATTGGAAGTATGAAAAAAGTAGTTAAAGAAAAACAAGATTTTAAAAACTCATTACTAAAAAAGAATCGTAGGAAAGACCCACGTACAGGAAAGCCAATAAGCAAAAAGGACCAAGAGCATTGGAATGAAAATATGCGTAGAAAAGGTAGCGGGATTTAATAATGAAAACACTGTCAGAGCTTGAGCAACGTGTATATGATGAATTGCAAAAACGCCTCAAACAAAATGAGAATAAAGTTCAAGAAACACTTGCTCAGGCCCTGACTTCTATGCGTGGCGAAATGTCCAAGCTTTATGAAAAATACGCAACCAACGGAATCTTAACACGC